ACTGTGTTAACAAGTAGTGTTAGGAAGTTACCTTCACGTAGACGCTTATCAATCTCGACTAGCACAACAGGAACGATATCACCAGTAGCAAAACCTTGTACTGGATAGTTTTTAATGCGGGTAAAGTTAGTAACAGTACCGTTCTTACGTCGAGTAGTACCAGGAAAGCCATACTGCCTACCGCTAGGGATGGTGATCTTCTCAAAGCGAATAGCTTCGTCACCCAAACGCTTGTGCCATGCTGCAATGCCAACATACTTATCAATGAAGTGTGTGTAGTAAGCAGCCTGTGCTGGTGTTCTGCCGTGTCCTGTAGCACCATACAGTGGAGCAAACGTATGAGCCTTAGCATCCTGTCGTGTCGTGGGTTCACCTGCATCAGTAATAACCTTAGCAGTATAGCTGTGAACATCGAAGCCTGTACGTACCTCTTCCATAGCTAATTCGTCTTGTGCTAGGAATGCAGCAACACGGAACTCAAGCTGTGCAAAGTCAGCTTCCATAACCTTGCCACCTTCCCAGCGAGACTTGAAGGCTTTCTTAACTGGGAATGTACCACCACGTGGCATGTTTTGCATGTTGGGGTTACGACCACTAAAGCGTCCAGTGGCAGTGATGTGTTGTGTCAGGCCTACGTGAAGCATACCGTCTTGCTTAGTATATGCCTCAATACCACCAACAAAGCTAGACAGATAACTAGACACAGCATTCATACGCTGTAGGTCTGTCAGGAAGTTCTTAGCATCTTCCATATCATTAGTTACCGCAACTGTAATTAGTACGGAGAGGTTATCCTTAGCAGAAGAGAAGCCGTTAGCTGATGCCCATTCTTTACTTGGTGCATCAAATTTAAGTCCAGCCACCTCATTGGTATTGCGAAGCTTGAACCCCTCAGCATTACAGTCTTTGCACTTGTTTGGCTTTGCAAACGGCTGACCATTAGCTTTAGTCTTGTACGTATACTTCCTGCCCTCACACGTAGGACACTGATATGCAACCGTCTTATAGATAGGAGCGCTATTAGCTTTAACTGCAGCTTTGAACTCTGCTGGTGTGCGAATATGCTCAAACAATCCTGCCCAATCTTTCTTATTATTCATAGAGCGACTAAAGATAACCTGTGACATCTGCTCTGGGCTATTGAGGTTGATAGGTGTATCGCCCATAAGATTACGGATTTGCTTATACAGCCGCTGCTCAATATCTGCAAGCTCGGTCTCGAACAGAAGCTTAACATCAGCTAGTGCATCCAAGTCCACAGCAAAGCCGTTGCAATACATACGAGTAAGTACAACGCATGTCTGCATAGTGATATCACGTACTGGTACTAAGGACGACGACGCATCCTGAGAATAATCATTAAGTTGAGCAAGATATAGCTCACGAGTAGTACCAAGATCGTAGCTAAGATAGGTGCTAAGCTCGCTAAGAGGTATGTCACGCGTTGTTACTCCTTCCTTGAAGTATTCTTTAAGTGTATCTTGTTTCTGCAGTGGTAGCTTCCGACGAATAGCGCAAGCCTCAAGGGATAGCAGACCCTCTGTACCACGTAGCAGCAAGTATTCACCAAGCATGGTGTCGTAGATTTCACCATCATATTTAAAGCCACTCTCCCACAGCCACATCAAGTCGTGCTGCAGGTTATGACCAATAAGCAATGTGCAGCGATCTAGCGTAGATTGGATACGCTTATGGTTAGTACCATCAATGTCTTGTACTTCACTGTGGTCAAATGGCAATCGTAGCTGTCGCCCATCATCTACACGCTGCATACCAACCATAGTCAGCGTATTGCTAGGCTCGAATGGGTCGAGGTGTAGCTTATCGTGGTGACGACATGTAGTATTTTCAACGTCTAGGATATAGGCTGTCACTTTGTCTCCTCACATCTCATAATAGTCTGATTTGGTCGCTTGGATAATACTCTATCTGTTTTACCACACTTTGTGCATACCATATAGTATAAGTCATTGTCGTGCCAAGCTTTATCCTCAATACATGTTACTTGAATGTGGCTATAATCTCCTTTGCAATACGCCATAATACCCCCTTAAGCCTTATAGATTGCGCGTTCACCATCTAGCTCACAGTGAACAATACCATGCCAACCGCTAAGCTTATTCTTAGCAATGTTGATGTGGCGCTGGGTGTCTTCGTCTTCTGCACCCTCAACAACAGAGTTCTTACTAAGAAGCAACATCAAATCTGCTTCTGCTGCTTTGCCTGTCTTTGAGCCTTCCATCATAGACATATCTACCATAACCTTACCTTGTGCATCTGCACTAAGTTGTGACATCCAGAAGATAGCACAGCCATACTCTTTAGCAATGTTACGTGCATAGATAGCAGCATCCTTTAGATACACATCCGACTTGTCACTACTACGTGATGCAAACTTATCACCCATGTCAAGTACAAGAATGTCAGGACGTTCAGCTTTAACAATAGACTCTACCCACGATAGGTCACGGCCCGTACACTCTTTTAGGTGGATGTTATCTCTGATCTTGTAGTATCGTGACCCTGCAAGTGCGGGGTTTTCCTTAACCTCGTTAAGTGTCATATTTGAGGCTGCTGTTAGGTATCTAGCACCAACACGGTGTGATGCCTCTTCGTTACACATAATGATGCACTTAGCACCCTGACTAGCAAAGCCACCCTCTGCTGCAATAAGAGAGGCGTGGAAGCTTGTCTTACCTACGTTAGGTCGAGCACCACACATAATGAGGTGGCCCCCGTTAACGCCCTCTACACGTCGCTGCAGCGATGGGATATTGAACTTCCACTGTGTCTCTTTTCCGTTTTTCTCAAGCAGACTCTCAATGGACATATCCTCCCACTCAATCTTGAGGTTAGGCAGGAAGTCATCGTTATAGAACTCAATCAGTTTACGTAGTGGCTCTAGGCTAGTCGCTGTGCCATTAACGTAGTCAAAGCCAATAGCTGCAACCTGTTCACCTACTACCTGTTGAAACAGCCGAGACATAACCTCCTCAGCAATCTCACCATGCATTGGCTGCTCTTTCTTAAGCTTATTGAATAGCTCAAGGTATACCAGCTTTGTGGCAGTAGTAATGCTACTATTGTGAGCAAAGAATAGTGCCTCAAGTTCAGCTACAGTAACACTACGTTCAAATGTTTTGATAGCATAATCTAGTGTTTGTTTAATCTTACGAATGTCTTTGCTGAACAGTGTATCAGGGCACCGAATACCTTTGTGTGCATCATAGAACTCTTTATCTTGTAGTGTACGGATTAGCGCTAGTTCGTTGCTCACGTGTATTCCTTTTCTTTATCTTAGGTTAAGTAGTAAGTAGGACTTCTTCAAGGTAAGTAGAAGTAGCCTTGCCCTTCTTTTTGGCTTCACTAGGGACTTTAAGCGAGGCCTTAACTGTAGTATGTCTGCTGTCCGCATATTCTACTCGTGTAATGGCAACATGTGTTGCAGTTGGATTACGTGCAAATAGACCATTGATGTGTTGCATTTGTGCAACAGATAGCTCCATATCAATCACCATATCAAGTAAACTCCCGCAATACAAGAGCCTTCCATGACTCTGGAAAAAGTTCCATCATCTTGTTGCTAATTTGTTGTGCAACTAGGCGTGACTCATATTGTGCATCAGGTGTCAGGCGAAGGCGACACATCTTAGCAAAGGCACCGAGAGAATCAGACCACCACCATTGCGTCATAGTATTAAGAGGTAGCAGCCCTCGTGCTTGTTCTTCACATAGACCCATAGCAATAGCATCCTTGTATGCCTGGAATGCGTATGCGTTCTGGTCATAGAACAATGCCTCAAGGAAGTCGTGTTGATCACCCTTAAGAGGCTTACCACTACCCTGCTTCTTATCTCGTACCTTTGAGCGATACTTAGTTGGAGTAAACATCTGATCAAATTCAATATACCGACCTGACATTTCATTCCAAGGGAGATACTCGTGTTTTACCAATTGCCGTGCTACAAACATAGGAGCTTCAACTACAAACGATACGAAGCAGTGGTTAAAGGGAGACTTATGTTCACCCGTATCCCTGAATGTCCACAGCATGTCTTCCAGCACACTAATAGAGTCTACATTAAGCTCTGTACATGCACGTGCACCCATCTCTGCTACACTAGCCATAAACTTATGGACATCATCTGACTGCATACCTCGTGCAAGCATTTGGATCAGGCGCTTGTCAGTGATGCGTAACTTGAACTG